TCCCAGCACAGATCGCGGGCCACCTGCTCATCGACGTCGAGGACGGTACCAACGGCATATTCCTTGCCGTCAGCCGAATCCGTCCACGGTTTTGCCAATATAATATTCATAGAATCCACCTTTCTGTAAATTACGGCCTTCAAACTTATGGCCCGTAATCCCCAGTTAGCAGATTCCTAATACTCCCAGTGAGTTTCAAGAGCTACTCACCTAGCATCCCCAGAATTGCGTCACCTAACTGCTTCAGCTTGTAGATAAACACTCTATTTCCAATATCCCATCGTATTCCTTGATGCCACAGAACTCAGCAATCGGCTGAGCCCGGCCTCACTACCGTGGTCCCACTCCTTGGCCGTCAAGCGGGGGAGTCGCACCTTCGGATTTTTCTTTATGCAAGCCAGGAGAGCTTGCTCAGGACCGTAATTCTGCAATGAGCGTAGATATTTCCGGCCCTTTTCATCCCCTGGCCCGAGCTGTTGTTCTAGTTTAGACACTGAAGCTCTCAGCCACTCATCTCCCTCGAACCCATAGGCGTTTTCAATACGCCAAATACCGTCATCCCTAATCAGCCATTTTCTGGGGAAGGGACACCAGCGGATACCCCCACCCCACTCTCGGATCAGTATCTCAGCCGCACATTCTTTGGTGGATTTCACCTTTGCTTCCGTACTTGCTATCCCTTCACTCGCATCCCTAACCTGGAGCAAGCAGCCGATGAGTTCCTCAAAGGTCAAACCATCGACTACCTCGTCTTCGATGCGGTGCTTTTTGTCCAGATAAAGTCGCTCTAAACAAAAGCTGACGGTTTCCTCTACCAGCTTATTGGGTCTGCTGTCTTCCAGTACGGTCTTGTGGAAATCCTTCATTGCCGATACCTTTCTACACGCGGCCTTTTTGTCTCTCCACCTCTTCGCGTACCACCCTAGCAACTCTCCGCTGAATGTCAAGAGCTTTTTTTGGTAAACTTACAACCCGCACCACGTTTGGCACCAGAATCACGCTTTTTACCCTGCTAGGCTCACTTATTAGCTTGGTTTCTTTTTTCTCCGCCGGGTCTATTTCGGCCAGAATCTCATCAATCTTGTCTGCCTTCTTATGGATATCCATATTAAACAAGCCCAGTTGGTGGACCAGGTCGTCGCTCATCTTCATATCCTTGCCGATTGCTACCTGAAGGGCTATACTCCAGTAACTCCCACTTATCGTACACCCGCCTGGCTCCGGCTCGCTCAGGGTACTTGGCTACCTCTTTATCGTCCGGCTCATGGCTCTCGATAGGGATAAAGCCTACGCTCCTGGCTGGTAGGAAGCCGCCCTTGACCAGCCCCCATATCTCTTCAGCGAACTCCGTCACCGCGTAGATCGTCTTAGCCAATAGCCCCTGGCTGGCCTGGTCCTTCTTGACCCAGGCTGCTCGGCCTATAGGTGGTTGCCGGTAATCGTGGCCGAAGAGCACCTGCGGATTCTTCTTGTAGTGCTCCAGGACCGCACCCTTGGGCAGCAGTATCTCGTTATCCCGGTCGATATCGGCGGTACTGATAAGCTCGGTACTCGACCGCTCTTCATCGTCTGTACCCTTCTGCTCAGCCACGAAACCCTTGCGGACGAACTCCAGATCGGAGGGTTTGCGGTCAAGCTCCTTAGCAAGCTGGTCAGCCCTGGATGCGTCCAGATCGCCTAACGGTATGCGTTCTGTGATTATGTCGTTCATTTGTTAGCTCCTTGAAAACCACCAATCCAATATAACTACAACCATGACAACCACTAGCATGAATCCTATATCTACCCATACTGGCCAACATTGGATATCGTCCGACCAAGATTCAGCCAGATAGATATTCGCTGGTCCTTCAATGGTTGTATCTGGCATTTCCTCATTCATTAGTCATTTCCTTTATAGGATGGTTCCAACCAAGCTACTGCCATGCCAAAAATATGAGATTCATATCAAACCTCCTTTAGCGATGTTAGCAAATCGCTTGCGTTTTCAATTAAGCTCTCGCCCAATTTAGCCCATACGTGAAAACTCCACTTTCCGCACTTCACAAGATGCGGACCCTCATGACCAATGGGCCTACTGCATTGCTTAGTCGTACCATTATAAAGAACAGTCTTGTCTTGGCACATCTCTACTCGCGGAGCTTGCGGCCACGATTTTATTGCAGTATTACGGCTTCGTTGTATGTGATCGCCCGTATGGCCTACTGGGAGATCGCAAAAGCAGCAGAGCATCTGCTCATCTATAGGTCTTTGGTCATCGCAAAGCACCTCACTCATATCAAGCCTCCTTCAATACTGGTATCAGATCGCAACGACAATTTACGTGGATTGGGGGGTATGGGATAGCCCCGTAGTCGGTCGATAGGCTACCACCATCCACGCCCGTAACCGTCTCGCCTTGCCCTACAAAGCTACTGCCCAGGGATACGCCACCCGTACCAGGCCCGAACTGAGCGTCCATTACCAGGCAGAACTCACACATATCACTAGCCCCGTTCCATTCCTTAGCCAGCACCACGCCAGCATCCTTCCACGCTTGCTCGGTACCGGCCATCATCGCCCTAGCTGACTCCGTACGTGCTATCATCTCAGCCCTGTTCCTGGTTATCTGGCCTCCGAATACGTTGTCAAGTACCCGCTTGCGTAGCTCGGTAGTCGTCTCGCCTGCAGCAAGGCCCTGCCCGAAGTGCAGCCTCAGCTTATCGTTAGTCTCCTTATTTACCGCACTGGCGAACTTGAAGCTATGCTTTTCGACAAACGCCTGAGTCTCCGGGCTATCTATATCGAAGCTCATTCCCAGCCCCAGTTGCCGCATACCACGCCTACCTCCAGCACCTACCAGCTTAGTCATATCAGTCTTGCTGAACCGGGCAAGCTCCTTGTTCCACTTGTCCTCATTGAGCAGCCAGCTAGGATCGCCCTTGGCTTTTACACTCTTCGGCATACCCTGGGCCACCTCAGCCTTCTGCCTTCTGAGTATCTGCCTGACGATACCGGCCAGTGAATCCTTCGGCCGTGGCAGGTCAGCAGGGTCGATAAATCTAGCGGAGGCGGAGCTGTACATATTAGCCCCGTCCCCGCTAGTTTGAGAAGGAGGAAAAGAAGCAAGCATTGAGCCGTCGTCACCTACGGGTATAAGGTTCATTGGCAGCCAGGGAGTCTCGCCCCACGCTACCGCCTCCATATTAGCCTCAGCCCGTTCCTCGTTGATCGTGGTAAAGCCCATACGCAGATTGGCTTCACGCTCTGCCACGGCTGCAGCACGATCTTCAGGTACGGGGTTATCGAAAGCGACGAACAGTTTAGGGTCGTACAAGGGGAGCAGCTGCTCGTTCAGCTTCTCCTCGATACGCCTGCAGCGTGGCCTGATCGCCGTTCGGGCATACGTCGTCGAGCCGATAATCATACCCGTTGCCGGAGCACCTTTGATATCCTCTACGGTGAGCAGGCTCATAGGCACCCGGAAAACCGCAGCTATCTCTTCCCGATTGATCTTCCTGCCTTTCAAGTAGCCCATCTCTTTAGGTGTCAGCTGGTACTTCTCTACACTCAAGCCCCCTTGAAGTATAGCCAGCTTCCCGGCATTGCGAGGCCCTCGATATTGAGCGTTCCACTCGTCCTTGATCTTCTTCACCTGGTCAGTCGTAAGGCTCTGCTCAGTACTCAAGGCACTGGTAGGTATAGCGTTGTTCTTCAGCAGATTGTATTCATAGTCACTCATCCCCTGATGTGCATCAGCGGCCAATACCGCAGCGGCCAGCGGCCCCTTCCCGTAGTGCACATCTGCCGGGTCGGGGTACTTCATGTGTATCACCTCTTCCGGCTCGTACGGTACGGGGTTCATCGGGTCTTTTTTGAACAGATACCCTGCTATGAACGTTTCCTTGCTGAGCACTATCTTCATCCACTGAGCAGGCAGTATCCAGAGCTGAGTAGGTACGTTCAGGCTGTTGTATATTATCAGAGTGTAGCAGTTACCCGTAAGCTCCTGGTACAGCGTCCATTGCTCGATAAGCTCAAAGGCGTTCATGTACGGATTGACATTCTGCATCAGGTCCAGGTAGGGGTGCTCGAGCACTTCTTCTACATCTACAGCCTGGGTTAGCTTGATCTGAAACGATCGATCGCTGAACAGGTAGTCTCGCACCTTGTTTGTCACGGGGCGTGTCTTGGTCCTGATCTTCTGCCCCTTACTGCTCTTGGCTACATAGAGCCTCAGCGGCACTGAAGCTACGGTAGTGGCGTTGATATTGGCACAAGCATATACCCAGGAAACATATCGGGCGATCAGCTTATCGTAGCCCAGCTTACGGTATTCTTTGTAGAGATCGTCAACGGTTTTCATACGAGAGCCGACAAGCGGCTGGGCACGCTCAGGCATAGGCTCGCCCGCCCTCGCCAGCCAGCGGCCGAATCGTGCTACTCTTGATGGTATTCTTAGTCGCATACTATCTTCCTCCAGCCAAGATATTCATCTTTTAGCCACCTACCATCATTGCCGATAGTCCTGTCCATATATAGCCCAAACAGCTTCTTTGCCTTTCTGTCATAGGCGATCTTCACAGCCATCCTAAAGCGAGTACCCACCTGCTGGCTATCCATATCAACCCTCCTTCATCTTTATCGTTCTCATCCTAACCCGTGCAGGGGGAATAATACAGTCAAGGCAAATAAGACCTGTAGGGGGAAGCCCACGATATCCCCGTCCGCACTGACAGCAATACCAATACCCACTGATCGAACTCCGGTCTGGGTTAAGATAAAGTGTTGTGCCAGTGGCACAGGTTATCTCAGGACTTCTGGCGTTGAATATCTCGTCCATATCAAACCTCCTATTCCGCTGGCAATAACCATTCCTTGCCGATCAAAACCCGGCACTCAGGACATATCCAACCAGCCATGCTATACCAGCACCATTCCCAGTTGAGACATACACAGCAAGGCTTCATTCTGTTTCGCTCATCAGACATCTAGCATCGCCTCGATCTTGTCTACCAAAATACTAGCACTACAAACCCGAATGCGACCATCGCACATACCATATTCTTCTTCCTCAATCATCTTCAACACGTCGCGGAAAGCTGCGATACGACCTTCGTCATACCTCTCATTCGCAAATTCCACCTCAATCCTTTTCGGCCCGTGAGCGAAGTCCTCGATACCCAGGTATTCCGCATTGATTGAGTCGCAATTTTTCCCGTGCGTTTGACCGAGTGTCATATCAATCCTCCCGCCAGTATCGAGGGTCTTCGGTCATCATCATATCCTCGCCGTCGCTTGTCTCGTCGGGGTCTGTACCGAAGTTCAAGCTGATTACCTTCGGCTCGGGCTTGCCATCCAGACCCATAATCATATATCGAAGAGCGTCCGGCCCGTGATCCTCATCCTTGACCGGCTTATCCTCACCCTCTTTGTAATGGTACATCTCCGTGTTACTGAGTAGATGCTTGCACGCCGAACTGATCTTGAGCCGCCCGGTAAGCCCGCGCTCGGCAACTCGCTCTAAGCCCATGGACACATCGTTGATCGCTGGATTGACCAACAGATCGAAGTTCCGCATCTCCTCAGTCTCCTGCTTACCCGAGGGGTCAGCGTAGTACGCCGTGTCTTTGTTCAAGGCAGCAGCGTGATCGGCAAGCAGTGTGCGACTCAGATACCGCTCGCGGTGAACCCAGAGCACGTCATCGTGATCGAGGAAAGCATCGAGGGCCACGAATGGATTGTTGAACCCCCAGTCAATCCCGCCGATATGTTGACATCGAGCATCCGGCTCCGGCACTTCTCCGGGCTCCACTACCCACTGATCGAACTCCGGCCATACCAGCCCGGCCATCTTGCGGAACTCACCCAGATACCGCATCTCGAAGAGCCGCGAGTCCATGGTACGCCGAGCACGCTCAAACTCAGCTTTGGAGTAACCAGGATTGAGCGTCGATCTAAACTGAACAACAAAGTAGTCGGGATCTCCGGCCTTGGCCCGGAGGTATATCTCCTTGTAGAACCAGCCGAGGTTGTACGGTGTAGTAGTAAACAAGCACCTGCCTTGAAGGTAGCCCAGCCGAGCTTGTATGACGGTCCAGGTCTGTGCGCTCATCTGACCCGCTTCGTCAAGCCACCATGCCGAGTACTGACCACCTTCGAGGTGATCGGCATCGTCGGTAGAACATAAGTATATGATCCCACCAGTAGGCAGATGGTACTCGCCCGCCGTTCCCTTGTACTCACCCTCGAGCTCCGTTCCCCGGTACGCTGCAATCAGCGTAGGGACGGTTGTTCGATTGAGTATTTTGAATGTGGGAGCACCTACGCCGAAGGTGCCTGTAGGGTTCTTCTCAATCTCTTTCGCCAGCCCCCAAGGACCAACGTAGGTCTTGCCCCCACCCGTTCCGGCGATGAGCGCCGAGAACCGAGCGTCGGTCTGGAAGACACGGCACTGGCCACGGTGAAGTGTGATCTTCCTTCTGTTTGCTTCCACTGTTTTTGTTACCGTCACCAAGTCTAGTTCTCCGTAACAACGCCGGTGAAGCGGTTCTTCGGTGCCGTCTTGGATGTTGGCTTGTCGCTTAGGATGATCTGAATCTGCTGCCTCGTAGCAGCGAACGACCCCTGCTGCTCTTGTGTAAGCAGATCCGACACCTCGAGCAACTTGATTACTGCCTGGAGCCCGAGCTTATCATCCCGCTTAGCGAACTCCAATAGCCGGTTGATCGCACCGCGAACCTGACCCCGACACGCCCTGCGTGCCTCATTGACGTATTCCTTGCTAAGTTTCTCGATCATCGGCATAAGTTCGGGCCTCGATGTACCCAGAACGATCTGCGAGATCATACCTTCAGACAGCCCGTACTTGTCCGCAATTCTCGTCTTGCTAAGCTCACCCTTCGCAAGGTCTTTACATAACTCGAAGTCATCATAGGTCTTACGTTTCTTGCCAGCCATCTTTAGCCCTCGCGTTTTGCTTTCTTGCCGGTGAAGTCTTCCCAGCGTTTGACTATTACATCACAATAAAGCGGGTCGGTCAGCCCCTCAGTCTCCTGCTCGAGGCTGGCTAACTCAGCGTCGTCCAGGCCGGTAAGGGTTATATCAGAGCCGTCGGTTCTTATTTCTTCGATCAGGGAAGTCAGTTTCTCGTTATCCCATTCACCGTGTATGCGATTGAGAGCTACGTTCAGTAGCTTAGCTTCTTGGTCCGAGAGGTCCACCCAGACCACGGGTACGGAGCTAAAGCCTATCTCCCTAGCAGCTACACATCTCTGGTGCCCCCCTATAATGAGCCCATCAGACTTACGGGCGATGATAGGATCAACCATGCCAAACGCCTTAATAGAGCGTTTGAGCTTGTCCATCTCACCCTTTGGCATCTCGCGGGGGTTCCATTCGGCGGGACTGAGCTTGTCGATATCAACATAATCAAACGCGATTGTAGCTGTAGTGTTCAATATAGACATTCCCCGAAGAGAATCGGAAGCGTGACTATATTAGCGTAGGGGAAATCAGAGGATAAGCAATAAAGACAGTACCAGATTGGTACTAAGACCTTGCATGTACGACCTTACAGGTCTTTCCACACTGCGTGCATTTGTAGTGCGTGACTCGTCCCTTGCGGCAGTATGCCAGGCACTTTGCCCCGTCCACAACGCAATTCACCGGGTGGCGTCGTCGGTCTTTTGTTGATGTCCTTGCCATTTCGAGCTCCTAACCACAGTTTCTTATAGGGCCTTTTCTTTTTGCTTTTTTATTTTTCCTCAATCAGTAGCCTCGCGGATATCTATGTCCGTCAACATAGATGTGGATTATTATCAACCCCACATCGTTAAAATGCCGAACAATCCTGCCCAGTTGTGGACGACATGTGCCTGTATTCCCTTTTTGCGTAATTCATCTAGTCGGTGCCGTTGTAACTTCGTGGGCTCCTTACCTGGTTGTTTGACCTCGAAGAAGTATGCCCGTCCGTCCTGAACCACCAGCAGGTCCGGTGTTCCCCTTCGCTGGTAGGGACTGCCGTGTATCTTGAGCCAGAAGATCCCTTCTCTGGTCAGGTTCCGGGTAATGGTTGCTGTGATTGCTTTTTCAGAGGCCATTGACTAATCCTCTCATATTCACGCTGCACATACTGGCAGGCTCACAGATAAGCACTGACTCCCTTGCTCGGGTCAATGCTACGTAGAACAGCCTAATTACGCTGTCTTTATGCTCTCCAGGTACTACCCACTCCCTGTAACCTGCTGGTGACAGGTCCGGGAAGACAATAACCACATCAGCCTCTGCTCCTTTGAAGCTATGTGCTGTGCCTATATAGAGTTTTGGTGCTTTCTCCAATACATCAGGTCCCTTATTCAGAGCTACAGTCAGGGGGTATTGAGCTGCCTTCTGTTTGGCTGGCAGTAGCCTTGATTCCCACCAACCAAGTAGCTCTTCCAGCGTGGTTCCATTCAATCGTCCTAAAAACAGCCTCATCATCTGCTGGTAGGCTTCGGGTTCAAACATGCCCTTAAACTGCTCATGCTTTAGATATTCGGTTTCTTTCTGCTTTGAAGCGTGTTCCAGGTACAACTTAGCTCCTCGGGTAAGTAGACCCTGACTCTTGAGTACGCTAAGCCAGTTGTGTGCTTCTGCTGCTGTCCATAATCCTACGTCTTTTCCGTGTATACCTGGGTCCATTTGCAGGTAATCCACAATACGCCTACTCATCGAGGTGCCTCGATGTATCTGTAATGGGTTCCAATCACCCCTTTTGCGCCTCCAGGGGTTACTGAAGGGCAATCCACGCTTACGGGTAGCCTTGAGCAGTGGTCCGAGCAGGTATGAGCAGGATGTTATTATCATAACACTCTTGCCATCTGCCAGATATTCCTCTGCTTTATCCAAAGCCACCTTAGGCATTCGCCAGTTAGCTCGACAGGAGGCCACAGAGCCCTCATACGGCCTAGGGTGATAGCCGATGGTCTGATAGGTCGACAACTGTTCGATCCACGCTACAGAGGCCGCGTGTACAGCCCTAGGCACTCTGTAGGACTGGCTCAGTACCTTGCGGTGGTCAGGTGGGATACTGGGATCTAGGAATATCTCGGGGTGTGCTCCTCGCCACACATATAGGGCCTGGTACGGATCACCGGTAATAATCAGCCTGCCTGCAGCTTGACCCCACTTCTGGAGCAGGGCATACTCGAGGGCAGACAAGTCCTGGGCTTCGTCTGCTATCATCACCAGGGGATCACCGGGGGGGGTGGGGATGGTATCAAGGGCCAGCTCGATCATGTCCGTAAAATCTATAACGTCTGCCTCTTCCTTCCACTTCTCGTAGTGCTTGGCAAACGCCTGAACACGCATATTCCATCGTTTTCTATCCGTTCGTCTTGCTCGGTAGAGGTGGTACTGGGCATAGCACACATCTCCCAGTTTTATATGCTTACGATCCCAGTGGGGGCTCTCTGCGTCTATTTTTTTCTCTACACTGAGTGCCCAGTTCGGGCATATTTTATTGAAGTCACCCAGGTGCTTCTCTGCCACAACGGGGGCAGCCAGTGACCTGTAAGCGTGAGCGTGGAGAGTTCCTACGCTTTCAGGCGGTATAGGTAAGTCTCGACCAGCTATCTCTGCAGCAGCAGCACGGGTAAGAGAACAGAGCAAGACGGGCCTTTTATGGAATCCTGCATACTTTTCACGTGCCCATATGATTAGTTTTTGGGTTTGGTCGGCTAAGTATGTTGTCTTCCCAGTGCCTGGAGGACCGATGACCACATAGGTATTTACCACATTTACCTTATTTTCTTCATTCCTAACCATTCCTAACCATTCCATAACCAGAGACTGATGCGGTTTATCTCTTTATGTTACCAATAGATACAAACGCCTAGTCACCTAGTCGGGTTCTGCGTGTAATTGGGTAAAAACTTTTTTCTCTTTTTTATTTCCCTTAACAGGTGATGAGCCAAGCCAGTATCGGCGGCGACTGTGGTTTTGTCCTTCGAACCACACCTGACTCTTCTCGGTCTTTGTAAATCCGGCCAATCTAAGGCACTCGCATAATTCCGCGTCGCTCGTTCTTTTATTGCCCTTGATCTGCATGTCCTCCCACAGTTTTTCCCAGTTGAACCACAGTTTACCATCTTTATTGAATGGCTCGTCGTGATATGCCCCCTCATGCCAATCACCTTGCCAGCAAGGATGATCCTGGAGGTACGACTCTATCCAGCGATTGGCCCGGCTGACTGAGGTGACTTCGGGGTTCTCAATACCATCGACAATTCTGAATAGACACCCTTTGATCTTTACCCATTCCTTGGGTTTGATCTCAGGATCAATCACGTAGTGGGTGATCTCAGCGATACGCTGTGCGAACGTCGCACCTCGCCACACGTCGGCAATGGTGCCTAGCCTAACCACATTGCTATGTCCCTTTTTATCAATCAGCTCGATGCTGAACTCCCCATTTTCCGTACCGTGCTGGACGAAACGAGTGACTGTAATACCCAGTCTCTTGCTGAGTTGCTTGAGTATGAATTCCCTGTTATTGGGATTATCTTCCAGCTCCTCTATGACTGAAAACAACTTCTCCATGTCTTGTACCGGCGGACCCGTTCTGGCCTTGCAAATTGTGCGGCGAATCCAATCCCACCGCAGGGCCTTGGTGGGGTTGTCGTTATGAAGCTCTCGCCAGGCTATAATCAGGTTAGCTATTTCCTGGTCCGCCCAGCCGGTAGTTGCGGCTATCGTTGCTATTGACAGGCAGTAGGTGCTGGCTGTTTGGTCTATGAGATCCTTACGCTTCCTGTTCCACGACTCAGCAAACTTCTTATCATTCTCCAGCAGAGCGTGGAGCTTGAGGCCCGGCGGCTCGGCCCCGGCCCGTAGCACAATATCCCCCACCTCGACTGCCTGGCTCACTTGGCAGAGCTTGTCATCCAGGAGAATATCCTCGAAATCGTCAGGCACATATCTCAGGCCGTTGCTTTCGATGATCATCACCTCGATTGGTGGGCTATATTTTATGTTCAGCGTCCCTGGTGGCCGCAGTATCTGGGTCAGTGCTCCCACATTATCCAGATCATAGCCGTACTCGGCCGCTATATTACGCAGCGTCCCGGCCAGCCGGCGACTCAGTGTGGCTGCAGCAATGCGGTCGGCTGATGTTTCAAATATCCACGGTTCTTTGAACACCCAGTAGGGATGTAGCCCCCCTCCGGTGCTTGCGATGATCGATGGTTTAAGGGGTATTTTACTCAGAAGCTTGCGGGCGGTTTCAATATCAGGTGGCAGGTTCCCTTTCTTGTGCTCACTGTTTGCTATGTCTATATCTGCCCATAGACAGCCTATGGCCGAGGTGTCTTCCAGCTTGCCCCTGCCCGAGGGATTGCCTTTAACTAGGCTAAGCCCGAAGTAAACATTCTCCGTATCAGGCTGGGCCTTTATGTATATAACTCCTTCGGGGATAGACACAAAACGTCTGCTCGCCCTACTGGGCAGATTGAAAATAGATAGCTTGTTTGTATCATTGATCGCATCGGAGAAGATAGTTTCCAGGAACTCGGTTGCGTTCATTTGTTCACCATGTTACTACGTAAGTTAGGGTCGCTGCTGCTAGCCAGTATACTACTTTTCTCCAGTCTTTGCCCGGCACGTACATTATTGCCGCGCAGATATCGAGGGCGATCAGTACTGCCGGAAATATCCGTTCGAGCTTCATTTCGCAGGCACATCCGTTATCACCAGCTTAACATCAACGAGCCGCTTAGAGCCCTTGCGGGGTAGGCGTAGGCTGGTTAGGGCTTTGAACGCTTCACAGCTCGAACAAACGATGGCCCCGTCTACATGGAAGTAATGATACCCCAGTGTTGATTTTTCCGGTTCTTTTACCCAAAAGCGAACTCTACTTGCGCACAAGGTTTTATCCCTAGTAATCCAAAGTTTCATTATTGTTCCTTCCTGTTATCAGGCCACTCCTGCCAGGCTACGGCCAGGACCTATGCCCTGACGAGTCTGCTGTGCCCAGGCGGGCCATTCAGACATACTAATCTTCGTGCTCATCCTTGGCCTCCTTGTGCTTGGCGAGGACGGCGAAGAGTTTGGCGGCGCGGTCCGCAATATATGCTACTGGCCCGTGGGTAATCTGCCTTTTAGCCTCAGCAACATCATCTTCAAAACAGAGCTCTGGAGCATAACAATGAAGCCAAACCTTGAAACCATTGAGACTATGCTTACATGTTTCCACCAAGTCAGCCACCTGCTCTTCAAGCTCGGCGATGTATTCCTTATCGGCTTCTTCCTCGATGGGCATCATCTCCAGGTGATTTTGCAAAGCATCCCAAATACTGTTCGATGCAATGTCCCAGAACTCCCTGCCAAGCATACCGCTCAATGCAGTTCGCTTGTGTGGGTCGGGCACTACCTCTGAATATTCCTCTCTCGGCATTGGGAAAATACTTTCAGGGTAAGGA